GAAGTAAAATATCTATCACCTGAGCCACTTGTCGATTATACCAATTTAGCACTCACCAAGTATCCTAATATACATTTCGTAGGCGATGCTTTATCAGCTAGAGGTATAACGGTAAGTGGTGCACAAGGGACTTATGTTGCAGAACATATACTAAAAAATTAGGAGAAACCATACTAATTTCGTATATTAATAATATAAATAAATATATCATGACTAAAGCAAAAAAAACACCATTCCCACAAAGTAAAAAATTAAAAAAATCAGATGGGACTATTGCTTATATATGGGATGGAAAATTACACAATTGGGAAGGACCAGCTCTAATACCTGAAGGTAATGAAAGGAAAGGAGAATATTACCTCTATGGGATTCCTTATAGTAAAGAAAATTTTAAAGAAGTTATTAAACAACAAACAGGATTGCCTTGGTATAAACAACCGGCACCTAAAGGGCAAAATCATAGAAATTAAGATATGAAAATAGGTTTATGCGGTACAATGAGTGTAGGTAAAACTACATTAGTTAATGCTTTAAAAGAAACAAAACAATTCAAAGATTATATATTCAGAACAGAACGTTCTAAATTTTTAATGGAACAAGGTATTCCATTAAATACTGATTCAACATTAAAGGGTCAAACAATATTTCTAGCAGAACGTTGTGCTGAACTAATCCAAGATAATATTATAACTGATAGAACTATTATTGATGTAATGGCATTTACTTTAAATGCAAAATCAATTAGTGAATATGAAAAAGAAAAATTTGAAAAATATGCTTCGGACTTCATTAGAGAATATGATTATATTTTTTATATTTCTCCTTATGGCATTCCTGTGGAAGATAATGGGGTAAGGGAAACAGATGAACACTATAGAGATTTAATTGATTTTACAATTACTACACTTATTAAAAGACACGGCCATAAAGCAGGCAAAATAGAAAAGATATCCGGATCTACAGAGGAGCGAATCCAACAAATATTGAATATTACTAGTCTTTAACATATTTATAATAAAATCTAATAATAATATTAAATCCAATGAAAAGATCTGAATTAAAAGAGTTTATAAAAGGGGAAATAGTAACATCACTTTCTGAAGCATCTCCTGAAGATGTTGATAACCAAAAGGAATTAAATAAAGAACTTGAAAAAACAGCTAAATTAAGTAAGGATTTAGGTTTAGAGGAAGCTAATATAGGTTTAGCAGATCTTGAAGAGGTAGGATATACTGATGGAGACAAAGCAGTTGCTATGCACTTTAACCATGATGTAGTTGGTATTAACAATGATGTTGATTTTCAAGCTTATAGAAAAGGATTTATTCAAGGAGTAAATGATGCTACTATAGGGTTTAGTTTAAATGAAGAGGCTAGTGATGATGACGATGTAGACGCAAAAGCAATTAAAGCAGCTAAGGGAGCTAGGGGTAAACATAAAAAACTAGATCTAGCAGTTAAAGCATTAAAAGATATTACTACTGAAATGAAATCATTAGCCCGTGAATACAGCAAGGCTGATGGTGTTGAAAAGGAAAAAATTAAGGACAAATTAAAATTAAAAACTCCTAAAAAGAAAGAGCTAGAAGCTTTAGTTGCTAAATTAGAAAAGAATGTCGTCTAAAGAAAGATTTTTATATATTGCTGTAGTATTTTTTGGTGTTTATTATCTAATTAATATGTACTCTTCAAATGAAGAAGAGTATATTAATAAATATAATGTTAAAATAAAAGCATTAGAACAAAAAGTTGATTCGTTGCATAATCAAAACAATGAATTAACTTTCAAAATTGATACATTAAATACCCAAATAGGTAAATTAGATCAAGAGATTGACCTCAGAAATGATAAAATAAACAATTTAAAATATGAAATCAGTACTAAAGTTAATGCTGTTGATAACTTTAATGACGATGAGCTTGAAAGGTTTTTCACAGAACGCTATAAAAAAATCATCTCGGGACAGCATCAAGATACAATTAACTAGACCTATTGCTAAATTAGTTATTAAAGATCTTATTATAGGTGATGGGGTAAAAAAAGAATTAAACCTTGTTGAAGATAAAACTAAAATTTTACAACAAAAGATAGTTTTAAAGGATAGCATTATTTTTAATTTAGATTCCCAAATTCATAATTTTAATTCTATTATTTCTACTAAGTCTAACCAATTACTTATATCACAAGAATTATCTAAAAAATTACAAGTTGATTTAAAAAAGCAAAAATTTAAAAATAAATTAACTTTAGGAGGAGGCATAGTAGCAGTAATAATTACAGCATTAATAGTAAAATAATTAAATGTCAGATTTAAAAATAGTAATTCGCCAAGAATATCTTAAATGTGCTAAAGACCCAGTACATTTTATGCGTAAATACTGTTACATACAGCACCCACAACGTGGTCGCATACAGTTTAATTTGTACCCATTCCAAGAAAAAGTATTAACGTTATTTCAAAATAATGATTATTCTGCTATATTAAAATCTAGACAATTAGGTATATCTACTCTAGCAGCCGGTTATTCTTTATGGTTAATGACATTTCACAAAGATCGAAATGTATTAGCACTAGCAACTACACAAGCAACAGCAAGAAATTTAGTAACAAAAGTGCAATTCATGTGGGAAAATTTACCTTCATGGCTTAAAGTAGATTCTGCTGAAAATAATAAATTATCTCTTCGATTGGTAAATGGTTCTAAAATACAAGCCAAATCATCTAATGCCGATGCCGCACGTTCAGAAGCAGTATCTTTACTAATTATTGATGAAGCAGCCTTTATTGATAATATTGCTGAGACATGGGCTTCTGCACAACAAACATTAGCAACTGGGGGTGGAGCAATTGTATTATCTACACCTTATGGTACAGGTAATTGGTTCCACCAAACATGGGTTAGAGCTGAATCAGGTGAAAACGATTTCTTACCTATTAAACTACCTTGGTATGTACACCCAGAACGAGACCAAACTTGGAGAGATGCACAAGACCAATTATTAGGTGATCCTAGATTAGCAGCACAAGAATGCGATTGTGACTTTAGCACATCAGGTGATATTGTATTCTATAATGAATATTTAGAATATTACGAAAAAACTCATATTAAGGATCCATTAGAAAGACGAGGAGCAGACCAAAACCTATGGGTATGGGAATCAGCAGATTATAGTAGAGATTATATGGTAGTGGCTGATGTTGCTCGTGGTGATGGTAAAGATTATTCTACCTTTCATGTAATTGATATTGAAAATAGTGTACAAGTAGCTGAGTATAAAGGACAGATTGGTACAAAAGAATTTGGACATTTATTAGTAGGTATAGCTACTGAATATAATAATGCAATGTTAGTAATAGAAAATGCTAATATTGGTTGGGCAACGATACAAGTAGCTATTGATAGACAATATGCTAACCTTTACTATTCACAACGGAGTGGAGAAGCAACAGTTGATTCGTATTTTGATAAATATCAAGACCACTCAAAAATGGTTGCTGGATTTACAATGTCGTCAAAAACACGACCTATGGTAATAGGTAAATTTCAAGAATATATTAGTGATCGAAGTGTAACAATACAATCAAAAAGATTAGTAGAAGAAATGAAAGTGTTTATTTGGAAAAATGGTAGAGCAGAAGCACAAACCGGGTATAACGATGATTTAGTTATGGCATTTGGTATAGCTTTATATGTTAGAGATACTGCTCTTAAATTTAGACAAAGAGGTATTGATTTAACTAAACAAACACTAAATAATATATCAGTTAATAGAACACCTTATATGGGTAGTTATGGTGCAGGAACTCCAAACCCATATGACAACCCATATTCAATAAAAACAGAACATGGTAAAGAGGATATTAGTTGGCTCTTTAAATAATATTTATAATAATACTTATAACAATAATTATATATTAATATGGCAGATAAAAGCATATTTTCAAGATTACAAAGATTATTCTCTACAGATGTAGTAATACGTAATGTAGGAGGAAACCAAGTCAAAACAGTTGACTCAGGACATATTCAATCGAGTGGAGAATATGAAACTAACGCATTAGTAGATAGATTTAATAGGGTTTATTCTACTATGCCTACATCTTTATATGGTGCCCAATTTAATTTAAATTATCAATACTTAAGAACAACCTTATATTCAGAATATGATGTAATGGATCAAGATGCTATTATAGCATCTGCCTTAGATATTATAGCTGATGAATGTACATTAAAAAATGATATGGGTGAAGTACTTCAAATTAGAAGTTCAAATGAAGACATACAAAAAATACTATATAATTTATTTTATGATGTATTAAATATAGAATTTAATGGTTGGATGTGGGTTAGACAAATGTGTAAATACGGTGACTTTTTCCTTAAATTAGAAATAGCAGAAAAATTTGGTGTTTATAATGTAATTCCTTACACAGCATATCATATTGAAAGAATAGAAGGTGCTAACCCTAACAACCCAGCTGAAGTAAAATTTAAATGGAACCCAGATGGCTTTGCAGGTAGCTCTTATGGTTACTATAATGTACCTAATCAACAATTAGACGGAGGACCAGATGATAGAGGTTCTATAATCTATGATAATTATGAAATGGCTCATTTTAGAATGGTAGGTGATGCTAATTATTTACCTTATGGTAGATCATACATTGAACCAGCTCGTAAATTATATAAACAATATTCATTAATGGAGGATGCTATGTTAATCCACAGAATTGCACGTGCACCTGAAAAAAGAATATTTTATGTAAATGTTGGTTCTATACCACCAAACGAAGTAGAGGCATTTATGCAGAAAACTATCAATAATATGAAGCGTACGCCTTATATGGATGAAAAAACTGGAGAGTATAATTTAAAGTATAATATGCAAAATATGCTTGAAGATTTTTATGTACCAGTAAGGGGTAATGATAGTGCTACAAAAATTGACACAACACCCGGTTTACAGTATGATGGTATTGCTGATGTAGAATACTTAAGAGAAAAATTGTTTGCGGCTCTTAAGGTCCCTAAAGCCTTTATGGGTTATGAAGAAGGTGTAGAGGGTAAGGCAACACTAGCAGCTCAAGATATTAGATTTGCTCGTACAATTGATAGGATTCAAAGAATATTACTCTCAGAATTAAATAAAATTGCCTTAGTACATTTGTACACTCAAGGTTATACAGATGAAACATTGACTAATTTTGAATTATCAATGACTACCCCATCAATTATATATGACCAAGAAAGAATTGAATTATTAAAATCTAAATCTGAATTAGCTGGAACTTTGTTAGAACAAGGTTTAGTACCATCTGATTGGATCTATCATAATGTGTATCACTTTAGTGAAGACCAATATGATGAATATAGAGATATGGTTAGACAAGATTCAAAACGTAAATTTAGAAATGCTCAAATAGAAGCAGAAGGTAACGATCCCGTAGCTACAGGTAAATCCTATGGTACACCTCATGATTTAGCTTCATTGTATGGTAAAGGAAGAATGTATTCTGACCCAGGTAATGTACCTGATGGATATAATGAAGATGATCCTAAATTAGGAAGACCTCAAAAATCCATCTCTTCACACGGTAAACAGAATAGTAACTTTGGTAAAGATCCATTAGGTACTAAACGTATGAAAGATACTGATAAAAATGATTCAAGAGATAGTAGAACTGATACTAATAAATCTGGACTAAGTTTAGAAAGTGCTCAAGTTACTTATTTAAAAAATATAGATACCTTTAAGAAGATGCATGAAAAAAAATTAATCTTTGAACAGGATAAGCAGGATAGCACATTACTTGATGAATCTCAACTAAAAGGTTAATATTTATAAATAAATATATTTTTTAATGAAAATAAAACATTCTAAGTATAAAAATACTGGCATTCTTTTTGAATTGTTAGTTAGGCAAATTACGGCTGACACCCTAAAGGGTGGTGATTCTCCGGCTATTGATATTTTAAAAAAATATTTTGTAAAAAGTGAATTAAGTCGTGAATATAAATTATATGAATCTATCTTAAAATCTAAAGTTTTAAGTGAATCTCATGCTAATGTATATATAGAGACTACTTTATCAAATTCTAAACATTTAAATAGATCTGTTTTAAAGAAGCAAAAATATAATTTAATTAATGAAATTAAACAAAATTATGATTTATCTACATTTTTTGGATCTCAAATAAGTGATTATAAAACTCTAGCTTCTATATATACTTTATTAGAAAGTACTAATATAACTACACCTGATAATAAACAACTAATAAAAAATAAAATTAACTTATTAGAACATTTAACAAAAAATCAGCCTAACTTAGTAGAAAATAAAGAAAACGTATTACAAGAATTTTCAACATATGATAAAGATTTAAGGTCCTTAACATATAGAATTCTGTTAGAAAAATTTAACCAAAAATACGATATACTAAACCCAGATCAAAAACAAGTACTTAAAGAATATATTAATTCAGTAGACTCAACCCCAGGTTTAAGAAAATTTTATAATTCTAAAATAGATGAGTTAAAAAATA